GAAGAAATCTATCGTTCAAGGCTCGCAAGTTGCTGGGCTGGCTCAATGTCGATCGCAATGAAATTGAACGTATCAATTTAGAAAGTCTCAAACATCGTAACATTGAAGGCATACTCAATGATCGCCAACAAGTAGTACAACGACTACAAGGCATAGAGTTTGAAGATCGTGACTTGCCAGCAGATACACAACCTTTGAATGAAACAGCCATAGAGTATCTACGAGCTCGTGGCATACCCACAGACTACCCACTGTTTTATAAAACCATGCCACGTCCGGGTATTGTGATTCCTTTCACACATGATGGGCAGGTAGTAGGACACACCAATAGATTCCTAGATGATAGAACACCCAAGTACATACAAGACATACAGCACGGCTATGTGTTTGGCACTGATCTGCAACGAGATTCCTGGCAACATGTGTTGGTCATGGAAGGTGTGTTTGATGCGCTGTCAATTGGTGGCCTAGCTGTGCTACATGCTGAAATCAACGACGCACAGGTGCGATTGATACGCAGTTTAGAACGAGAAGTCACGGTGGTTCCTGATCATGATGAAGCCGGAATGAAACTGGTAGATCGTGCCTTGGAACTGGGCTGGGCAGTGAGCATGCCCAACTGGCCCGCAGATGTCAAAGACGTCAATGACGCTGTTCGACACTATGGCAAGGCAGTAACCATGTTAAGCATATTTGAATCTAGAAATACCAGTAGAATCAAGATAGAAATGGCCAAGAAGAATTTGTTAAGGAAGCTCAATGTCTAGATTGTTTATCTACGGTGACAGTTACAGCACCCCAGGTTTCTGCGTTGAGCCCAGAGATAGTTGGTGGGGGCGAATGGCCACAGATTTGCAAGTGGACTCTGTAGAGAACTACAGCTGGCCTGGTAACAACGTGGACAGTATCTCTCATCTCATTGTAGCAGGTGCAGGATTCTCGTCAGAAGATTATGTTGTAGTTGGTGTTCCACCCATTGAAAGATTTACAGTGTATGACCCCGACGGGCAAGCTCCTAGCAAACAAAGATTTTTTGGCAATCTTGCACCTATGAATCAGCAGGTGTTGGGAGAACATGATGGGCTACGACAAGTAACCACACATCAACTAGGACAGTCCTATGTAATGGCGTGGAATCGCAGTTGGCAAGAAGCACAAGTTCTTCGAGAGCTATTTTTGCTAAAACAATATGTTCAAGGGTGGACATCTAAATTACTATTGCTTAACCTAGCTGAACCATTTCAACCCCGAACAGAATGGCTCACACTGGAAAGCATACAGCGAAAGTTTCTTGCAGATCCTCACAGCATTTTATTTGACAATACCTATTACAGTGTCAATAAAAATGTAAATCGGCCTGTGGATTTTGACAGTCACGGCTGGCATGGACATCACGGTGCTGAAGGAAACAAACATTGGTACGAGACTGTGTTACATCCCCGTATTAAACAGTTAGGATGGATCAATCCTTGGCACAGTATTAGAGACATGCAAGAAGACAATGCACCATTAGACGATCACCCTGGACCCAACACACACAGAAAAATTGCAGACATGATAGTTGACTGCATAGATACATCAAGAGAGCGCCAATGAAAGATTACCCTGTAGAAGTACAACGACTGTTTTTAGAGATTATGTTGCAAGACGCACAGAGTTTTGTGCGAGTGCAGAATATCTACAATGACGAAAACTTTGATCGCACTCTGCGTTCGGCGGCCAAGTTCATAAAAGAACATGCAGACAAACATAAAACTCTGCCTGACCGCCGACAAGTATCAGCAGTTACAAACATCAGTCTAGAAGAAATTCCAGAATTAAATGACGGACACCTTGACTGGTTCATGGAAGAGTTTGAAGGCTTCACTCGCAGACAAGAACTAGAACGTGCAATTTTAAAGTCAGCAGACTTGTTGGAAAAAGGCAACTTTGATCCTGTGGAAAAGTTAATCAAAGATGCTGTACAGATTTCATTGACCAAGGACTTGGGCACAGACTACTTCGATGATCCCAAAGCTCGTCTCATGGCACTGAAAAACAACAATGGCCAAAACTCCACAGGGTGGCCAGCCCTGGATAGATTGCTGTATGGCGGATTTAACAGAGGCGAACTGCAAATCTTTGCAGGTGGATCGGGCTCAGGAAAATCCTTGTTCATGCAGAACTTGGCAGTGAACTGGGCGCAAGCAGGACTTAACGGTTGCTATCTAACACTGGAATTGAGTGAAGGCTTGTGTAGTATGCGTATCGACTCTATGATGACAAATACATCCAGCAAAGAGATTTTCAAAGACATTGACACAGTGGAAATGAAAGTCAAGATGATGCAGAAAAAAGCCGGCGCACTACAGATCAAATACATGCCAGCACAATCAACTGTGAATGATATTCGTGCATATTTAAAAGAACTACAAGTCAAAACAGGCAAGCGGGTGGACTTTTTGTGTGTGGACTATTTGGATTTGATTATGCCTGTGAGTGCCAAAGTTAGCCCCAACGATTTGTTTGTCAAAGACAAATATGTGAGTGAAGAACTACGTAACTTGGCCAAAGAACTCAATGTGCTATTTGTCACAGCTTCGCAGTTGAACCGTGCGGCAGTAGAAGAAATTGAGTTTGACCACAGTCATATTTCAGGTGGTATTTCAAAGATTAACACAGCAGACAACGTGTTTGGTATCTTTACAAGTCGTGCTATGCGTGAGCGTGGACGTTATCAAATTCAGCTTATGAAGACTCGATCCAGTGCAGGTGTTGGACAAAAGGTAGATTTAGAGTTTGATCTTGAAACTTTGCGTATTCGAGATTTGGGCGAAGATCAACAACAAAGCTCTGGATTTGTAAAAAAACCCAGCATTTATGATTCTATCAAAGCCCGTAGTCAGGTAGCGGTAAAATCTGATGAAACAATAGATGATGACACCGGTGAAGTGGCCAAGATATCAGCATCAATAGACAGTTCAAAATTAAAAGACTTACTCAAACAAGTCAAGACCAATTAAATCACACAGCTCGGGTAGATAGTTTTTGATACTGATACCTTTGAGATTGTCTTGTCTTTTTATTTGTTTTAAAAATTCTTCAAAATTTCTTTGATCTGTTTCACTGTGTACGTCGCCTATATAGGTAGCATAGTCCACAGGATTGAGAACTGTTTTTAAATGTTGTTTGACATGAATGGGCAATGCACGTGGTTGTAACCATGCTGGGTGATAGATGGGATTGTTGGCATATTCTATTTTTTGTTCTGCAAACCAAGCCACAGTTTGATTGTGATACAACACATTGAGATTGCTCAGTGTATAATTTGCCGAAACAAACTTGGTAAGTTCTCGGAAAAACTTTAAATTTGGCTCCAACAAAGACCAATCCAACGGATAGCGCACATATTCAAATACCGGACCGGTACCGTCGATGCTGACACAAAAATTGAGATTTTTAAACTTTGACAAAATCTTTTTATATTCGTCGGACAAAGCCACACTACCGTTGGTTACCATGCTGATGAAGCATCGATCATTGCCCAGTTCCAGCAGGCGTTCCAGCACTTGGAAATTCTTTTTTTCATACAGCGGTTCACCGCCCAGCAGGGTCAAGGTCACTAATTCAGAGAAATCTATTTCATTGTAGACCTTTTCAAGATCAATGAATTGATATTTCCTCATGCTCAGTTTGGGATTTTCTTTGTGATCTAATTTTGCCCAACTGCTACTGGCGCCCGAATTACAACTCACACAAGCGGCATTACAGGTATAGCTGGTCATCATCTTGAGCATCAAGGTTTTTTCCAGTCCTTGCGCGGCATCCTGTTTAATAAACTGTAGATCTCTGTCCCAATACCAGTCTAAAGCGGCGTTTTTTAACTGTCGATCGCTGGTCAGCCCTTGATCTTCAAGATTCCAACATTTCTGGCACTCTGCGGGGCGATTGCCCGCGAGCATTTCCTGTTGTATTTTTTTGATATCATACTGCTTTGGCAATAGGCAACAGTGAGTATCAATATGATTAGTCCAGTTTAATTCCCTGCCAAACCAAGGTAAAACACAAAAATTGTTCATGATCTATTTACGGAATTACATACACCAGAGCGATAAATATATTACAAAGGTTTAGGACCATGCAAAAAAAGACTCGCAGTATATTAGAAGAACTCGATGCTATGTATATCGAGCATGATCGCAGACACGTGATAGAAACCCGTGCCAGTAACGTCATTGCCAGCGCAATTCGTTTACTAGAGCAGATTGAAGAAACCTACGACAGCGAGCAGGCTGAAAATCTACAGCGAAAGCTGATCAATGCCATAAAGATGCGTGATGCATCAAAATTCACACGCACTGTAAGGCGCACCGATGAAAATTCATGACATATTTCGAGAAGGGCTCTTATCTGATCTAAGAGCTGTTGGACAACAAGCACAACGCAATATCTGGGGCGGGCAACAAGCGTCACTGGGCAGTGACCCAAGCCAGTG